GTGGCTTTCTTTCACCACGAAATGACAGTAATAGTTATGACTAGCCACCAGCCGGCACTACTTGGCGCTGATGTGATCCCAATCGGCTCTAAACGGTCTAAAAAAGTGACAGGAGAAATAGAGCTAATTGGCTCTATCTATCCGCGCATCAGATCGCGCGCTAATGAGCTACCATCTAAAGGGCATGAGCTGATTACTTTTGCTGAGGAAATTGGCATAAATGTAATGCCGTGGCAGCGCTTTGCTATCGTTGAAACACACAAAATTAAGCCAGATGGGCGCTGGGCGCATCCAGTGGTGGTAATCGTTGTAGCTAGGCAAAATGGCAAGACGGAGATAGAGAAAATCCGCGCACTAGGTGGGCTATTTCTTTGGGATAATCCGCTACAGCTGGGATCTGCCCATAGGCTTTCTACGGCACTTGAAACCTTTACCGATATCGTTACTTATATTGAGCAAAATCCTAAGCTCAATGACCAGATTAAAAAGATCAGCTGGGCGCATGGGCAAGAGGAAATTAAATTAAAAAATGGTAACAGATTTGTAGTTAAGGCATCTAATAGCGCTGGGCGCGGTATCGCAAAGGCTGAGACAGTATTCCTAGATGAGCTGCGAGAAGCTAATGATCTAGATGGCTTTGCATCTCTGAAATATACGATGATGGCTAGCCGTAATCCGCAACTATGGGGCATCTCTAATGCCGGTGATCAGCACTCGGTAGTGCTCAATCATTTAAGGGATCGCGGGCTAGTCGCAGCCGCCGGCGGTGCAGATGATATTTGCTATCTAGAGTGGTCTGGTGCCAGCGATGATATTCACGATGAAAAAAACTGGATAGCAGCTAATCCGGCGCTGGGTCATACAATCCATCCCGACAATATCCGCGCGGTACTTAATGACCCGCCGGATGTAGTGCGCACTGAGGTACTTTGCCGGTGGGTTAATACGATTAGTGGCGCGATACCTGCCGATAGCTGGACAAAGCAAGCGCGTAAAAATGTAGATCTAGATCCAAGCCGCACTACATGGCTAGGGCTGGATCTGTCGCCGGATCGCAAATATGGCGCGCTAGTAGCAGCACAAAGATTAGGCGGAGATAGTGAGCAATTTATTGTGAAGCTGCTACACACTTGGCATAACCCAATATCGCTAGATGATAAGGGCATGGCTAATGACATAGCACCTTATGCGCGCAAATACCAGACAGAGATGCTTGCCTATAGCAAGAGAACAGCTAGCGCAGTAGCAGCGCGGCTGATCCCAGCGGGCATACCAGTAACCGATATAGACGGCAGCCTGTATGCACAAAGCTGTGATGAAATGCTGGGCGCAATTACATCAGGGCGGCTTATTTATAGTGAGGATCAGCCGGAGCTAACTACTCAGATGCTGAGCGCCGCGCGGCTGCCTTTCGGTGATGGTGCTTGGATTATTGGGCGGCGGGCATCTCAGGTTACGGTCTGCGCAGCTGTGGCTACGGCTTTAGCTACCCACTTTGCCACAGGCTCAGATACAGAGATGGATATTATGATTGCTTTCTAGCCGGCGTGTCGCCGGCGGCTGTCGGTGCTTTGTCGGTAGGTAGATCTATGCTCACGGTATGGCATTTAGGGATCTATTTAGGGGAAAGCCAGCCGCTGCGCAGACACCTAAAGACTCTGCAGTAATGCCGCTTAATTCTATAGATAGCCTAGCTGCATGGATGGGCGGGCTAAGTAGCGTAGCCGCAACAAGAGAAGAAGCTATGGCAGTGCCGACAATCGCGCGCGCAAGAAATGTACTCTGTGCAACAGGTGCGAGCTTGCCGCTAATTACCAGAATAATCGGCACCGGCGTAAAGGTGCCGTCAGCGAGAGTAATCACGCAACCAGATAGCCGGATGATTGGCGCATCTACCTATGCTTGGCTTTTAGAAGATATCTGGCTTTACGGGCGCGGCTATATGCGCGTTACTGGTACGTATAAAGATGATGGGCGCGTATCCGATACAGAGCGCATAAACCCTATCCGCGTGTCACCACAATTAGACCGGCTAGGTATAAACATTATCGGGTGGTATGTAGATGGGATATCAGCACCAGATATCGGCTTAGGATCGCTCATTATCTATAACGGATTAGATGAAGGCTTACTAAATCGCGCTGGGCGCACTATCCGCGCAGCTTTTGAGCTGGAAAAAGCAGCGTTAATGTACGCAAAAGAGCCGGTGCCACAGATGGTACTTAGCTCTAATGGCGTGACTTTGCCGCCGGATCGCATTACGGCGCTCTTAGCTGGATGGAGCAAAGCGCGAGAAGCGCGCGCGACAGCATTTCTTAACGCAGATATAAAGCTGGATAAGCTCTCTATAGATCCTAAATCACTGCAATTAAATGAGGCGCGGCAGTATGTAGCGCTGGAATTATGCCGTACTGCAGGGCTACCTGCTTATTTCGCTAGTGCAGAGCTAATGACCATGACTTATACCAATGCAATTTCAGAGCGCCGGTCTTTAGTGGACTTTGGCTTACGTAATTTACTTACAGTGATAGAGCAGACTCTCACACTACCTGCATATACAGCCTCTACTACAGAAGTTAAGTTCGATATGGATGATTTTTTGCGCGGTAATCCGCTAGAGCGCGCGCAGGTATATCAAATCTTAAACGGTATGACCGACAAAGACGGCAACCCAGCTATGACTATAGGCGAGATCAGAAAGAGTGAGGATATGCTGCTATGAAAAATGCAAAGTATTATGAGATCCGCAACGCCACCACGCAAAGCGCAGATATTTATATCTACGAGCAAATTGGTGAAGATTGGTGGACAGGTGCCGGTGTAACGGCTAAGGCTTTTGTAAAAGATCTAAAAGCGCTTGGTAATGCTGATATTAACCTGCATATCAACAGTGCCGGCGGCTCTGTTTTCGAGGCTAGCGCTATTTATACGGCGCTTAAAACTCACGCCGGCAAGGTCACTGCCTACATTGATGGGCTAGCTGCCAGTGCCGCCAGTTTTGTAGCTCTAGCAGCTGATACTGTCGTGATGGCAGATAATGCGCTGTTCATGATCCACAATCCATGGGGCGGCGCGCAAGGTAATGCTAAGGATCTGCGAGATATGGCAGATCTTTTAGATAAGGTGAGGGATACCATGATGGGTATTTACATGAGCAAAACATCTTTAACAGAGGCAGAGCTATTAGCCGCTTTGGATGCTGAAACTTGGTACAGCGCAAGTGAAGCTATGGCGGCTGGCTTTTGCGATTGTGTAGGTGAGCCAGCGCTAGCCGCTGCGAGCTTTGACCGTGAGCCTTTGCGCGCTTTCGGTTATAGAAATATCCCAGCGCAACTTACGCCGACAGATACGGAGCAAGAAATGAAAGATAAGCCAGCAGTAGCTGCTGCAGAGGTCGCGGCTAATGCTGCTGCCGAGTCTGTAGCAGATGTAAGAGCAGAGGTAAAGCTGGAAAGTCCAGCTGCCAGTGGGCAACCTCTGATGTACACAAATCCGCGCAGCCCAATTATGAGCGCCGGCAGCTATCTAGAACACACCATGCGCGCCGCGCTTGGTAACAAAGACAGCGCTGCATATATCCAAGCTGCAGACGACTCTTTAACCACTAACCCAGCTTTTGATCAGAAAACTTACATCAGTAAGGTTATTGATCCATCTACAAAGTTTGGGCGACCAACTATTGATGCCTTTGGCGGCACTATCCCATCTACCTTTCAAGGTAAGACAGTGGAAGTACCAAGAGTCACGGGCAATACAACTGTAGCTGAAACAGCGGAAGCAGCCGCAGCCTCTGAAACTGGCATGACCTCAGATTTTGTATCTGGTACCGTAAAAAAGTATTCAGGTATGCAGACTTTCTCTCAGGAAACGCTAGACCTTTCAGGCTCGCCTATCTTCTATGACACCATGCTAAAAAATCTCATGGCGGCATACTTGAAGCAGACCAATGAGGCTGTAATTGCTACTTGCGTAGCATCTGGTACAGCCGGCGCAGCACAGGCAGCATCGGCTGCTGGTCTAATCGCCTTTCACTCTGTGGAAACAGCAGCGGCATATCTCGCTACCGGCGAATATGCAGAGTCATTTATTGCCGGTACTTCTATCTGGTCGCTCACAATGGGTGCCACTGATAGCACTGGTCGCCCATTGTTTAATGCCTTTGATGGCAAAGAAAATACAGCCGGCTCTGTCGGTGGGCGCAGCTCGCGCGGTAAGTTCCTAGATCTAGATTTCTATGCTGACCGTGGCATGGTAGCTACGTCTATTGACGACAGCGCATTGATTGTGGTGCCTAGTGCATTGATGCTCTTAGAGCAAGCACCACAAAAGCTGCAGGTAGCGCAATTAGCTGCTGGACAGTATGAGGTATCTCTGCATGGCTACCTCTGCCAGATTGTGCAAATCGCCGCTGGCATCCGTCGCTTTAACCTGACCTGATAGGCATCTGCCGGCAGCTCCCGTTGCCGGCAGAGCAGTACATAGCAGAAAGATAGAGGGAGATATGCCTAGTATCCAGACAGCCGCCGCGCTGCGCGCGGTACTAGGCGTATCTATCTCTCTATTTGATGATACTTATCTAAATAACGTGATAGATACAGCTGAGGCGGTAATTTTGCCTCAGCTGGTAAGTGGCGCAGAGGCAATAACGCGCTATAAATTGAAAGATAACGTAGCTTATTTTACTACGCGCAGAGAACATGATTTTATATTGGGGCAGAGTGTGATAGTAGCCGGCTTGCCGGCACCTTTTAGCGCTACATTTACAGTGCTAACGCCGCTTTCTAATATCGGTGGGCAGCATACTTTTACTGTATCTCTAGTAGCCGCAGATGTGCCAGAGCGTAAAGTAGAGCCAACAGGCACAGCAACGCTCAGCGGTTATGATGCAGCAACGCTTTATGCCTCTAATGCTGCTGTAAAAGCAGCTGTATTAGAGCTGAGTGTGCAGGTATTCCGTACCCGCGTAGCACCAGATGCAGGATCACAGGGCGCAGACTTCACAGGCTTTGCTATGGGTCGCTCATTATTTAGCAAAATTAAAGGGTTGCTAGGTAATGAGATAGATACAGATGGGCTTGCACAGTGACAGCCTCAACTATTCTTAGCGCGATACGTGCGCCATTAAAAACAGCGCTAGGTGGCTTATCGGCTAATGTCTATGACCATGTACCAGAAGCTGTAATGCCGCCGATTGTGTGCATACTTGCAGCTGAGCCTTACATCCAATTTGAGCTGATAGGGCGCTCTAGTATCCGCGCGCGGATCAATTTTTTATTAAAACTTGGCGTTGCTTATATGTCTGATGCGGCTGCGATTGATAATCTAGAGCAGCTAATCATGGCAACACTTGCGCTTATGCCTGTCGGGTATGAGGTAGGCGATGTGATGGCTCCTGCACCTTACGATGTAGGAGATACTAAGCTGCTAATGGCAGAGATCCCAATATCCACTTTCTATACCCAGACATGAGAGGCAAGGCATGACTACTACAGTAATCACAGGGCGCGATGTGAGCTTGACTATCGCCACAGTATCGCATGATCCACAGACCACCGGCGCAGAGCTGACTATTGTAAAAGATATCCAGCGCTACGAGACAATAGATGGTACTGTCTATAAGTCCATTGACGATACAGCTACTTTCAAGCTGGATATGCTCTCAGATTGGGGAGCTGTCGGCTCGCTCTGTGAGGCTCTAGCCACAGCCGCGAAAGATGCACCTAATACGGTGTTAGCTGTAACACTCACAGCCGCTACCGGCTCTGTATGGGCTTTCAACATTTTGCCGGTCTATCCACCAGTGGGCGGATCTGGCAAGGAAGCTCAGAAAGTATCTTTGAGCTTTACAGTGGTAGGCACACCAGTACCTGCTTTTACTTAACAAATAGATAACGGGAGATAAATATGAACCTCACACTAACAGTGACTATCAATGGCGGCGCGATGCCGTTACGGATACAGCCGCCAGAGTGGCGCAAGTGGGAGATAGCACACAGTAAGAGCATCACAGATGCTGCTGAGTCTCTAGGTATGCAGGATCTAATCTTTCTGGGCTATCACGCTGCAAAGCGCTTAGGCATGGTAGGTGAAGGCATAGATCTAGATCAGTGGGCAGACACAGTAGAGGATGTGACCTCTACGGGAGCAGCAGAAAGCCCAAAAGCTACATAGTAGGAAGCCTTAACAGGGCGATAGTAGAAATAGCTATCCGCACAGGGATACCTATGGATGCTTGGGAAACGATGGAGCAGATCGCAACGGCTACAGAGATATTGGGGGGCAGTGGGGATGGGTAATACATCTACTACAGGGCGCTTTAATATCTCTGTAGAGCCGTTGGCTCTGCGCAATTTGCTAGGGCTATTAGCAGCGATGCCAAAAGAGACACAGGCGCTGGTACGCGATAACGCCCAGCCATTATCTATGCGGCTTAAAGGACAGCTGATTATGAGCGCAGAGGCTGCGCCTAGTCCACAGGCGCGGCTGATGATTGGCTCTATTTCTACGCCGCGTGACCGGCTCATAAGGGTAGATATTGGCGGCACTAAGAAAGTAGGTCGCAAATACGGCGGCGAGAAGCGCGGCAACGGCAAGAGAGTAAAACAGACACAGGCACCAGCTGGTGCTTTGTTGTGGGGATCAGAGTATGGATCTCACGCCGGCACAGATGCTGCAGGGCGGCGTTATACCAATAGGTTTAAGGCAAGCCGCAACGCGCGCGGCTCATGGATCACGCCGGCTGTAGATAATTATGTGCCAGTAGTCGCAGCTGAATATGTAGAGATGATTAAGCGTGTCGCCGGCGGTATTGGCAAGGTGAGCTAATGGGGATACCTAAAGTTAAAATTAGTTTTGATGCTGATTTTGATGAGCTTAAAAAGGGCGTTAAAGGTGCCTCAGATGAAGTAGAGGGCTTTGGCAACAAGATGGGCGACTACGGCAAGAAAGTAGGCGCAGCCTTTGCTGTAGCTGGTGTAGCAGCCGCTGCCTACGCCGGCAAGCTACTTATAGATGGCGTTAAGTCTGCAATAGAGGATGAAGCAGCGCAGGCAAAATTAGCTACTACTCTTAAAAATGTCACTGGCGCTACCTCTGCACAGGTCGCACAAGTAGAGGCATATATCTTAAAGACGGAGCTAGCAACCGGCAAAACAGATAATGAGCTGCGACCTAGTTTTGAGAGATTAAGCCGCGCAACGGGAGATATAAATAAGGCGATGGCTCTGCAGCAGCTTGCTATGGATGTGAGCGCCGGCAGCGGTAAGGATCTAGCCAGCGTTACAGAGGCAATATCTAAGAGTTATGAGGGCAATAACGTAGCTCTAGGCAAATTGGGCTTAGGTATTGATAAGGCATCTCTAAAATCTATGAGCTTTGAGGATATAACAAAAAAGCTTTCTACTACTTTTGAGGGTCAAGCATCTAAGCAGGCAGATACATTTCAAGGCAAGCTAGCGCGGCTGTCGGTTGCCTTCGATGAAGCTAAAGAAACTGTAGGCACTTTCATTATTGATGCTGTTACACCACTGGTAAGTAAGTTTGTTAATGACATAATCCCAAAAATAGGGGAAGTAGCAGAGAAGATCATCCCAGCGCTTAAAACAGCCTTTACTATCTTTGTAACCTTTTACAAAAATATCCTAGCGCCGGTCTTTGAGAGTTTTATAGGCGCTTTTAAGACTATCAGCGAAAAAATCACAGAGAATAAAGACAAGATCCTGCCATTTATCAATATGCTAAAAACGCTCTATACATTTATAGCTGACAAAATAGCGCCGGTGATTGGCACAGTGCTAGGCGGCGCTTTTACTGTCGCCGGAAAGCTGGTAGGTGCAGCTATAGATCTAATAGCTGATGGCATGAAGGGTATCGTGCTGCTGGTCAATGGCGTTATCACTGTAGTTAATTTAGCCATTAAGGCATACAACCTTTTGCCTGGTCATAAGGATATTCAAGAGTTAGGGAAAGTAGGGCAAAACGCATCAGCAGCGGTTGCAGGTATGACGGGGTCGCAAGGCGCTGTAGCTAATACATCAGCTGCAGCTGTTACAGCTGCAAAAGATTTAATAGCTCCATCACTTTCTACAATTAGCAATGGCATTACGCCGGCGGCTGCGAAGAAAAAGACCGGCACCGGCTCAGATACCAAATACATATATGGAAATGATCTATCAGGATTTGAGAAAGATCAGATAGCAGCTAATGCGGCGATATTAGCGGCACAGATTAAAGTATCTATGGCTGAAAAGCCTAATATTGCATTGACAGTAAATGGCGCTATAGATCCAGAGAGTACGGCGCGCCAGATAGTAGGGCTGCTTAACGACTCTTTCTATAGAGGCACCGGCGGCGCAGGTGGGCTGGTAACGTAATGAGTCTTTGGCAGCCACAATGGCGCGTGACTATTAGCGGCACTACCTATGTATCTAGCATCATGGCTAATTTAACAGCTACTAAAGGCAGGTCTAATATCTACACTCAGCCGCAGGCTGGATATATTTCTATGCAGATTTTAGAGACAGCAGAGGCTGCTATCAATATAGAGATTAACGATGCTTACACGGTAGAAATTAAAAACAGCGCCGCCGCGTGGGTAATCATCAGCAGCGGTAAGATTACAGATATAGATATAGTGGTAGAAAGATCAGGGCATACACTCTTAGTGCAGCGCATAAGTTTAATCGGAGCAGGGCGGCTTGCTATTCTTTCGCAGGCGCAGACCACCGGCGAGCTAGCAGAAGATTTAGATGGTGCGCAAGTAATTGAAGCTCTGCGCTGCTCAGAAATAGAGACATGGGCAGATGTAGATCCAGCTCTAACGTGGGATACCTACAGCCCTACAGCGACTTGGCGCGATATTCTAGAGGACTTTGGTGCTATAGATGCCGGCAGCTATATGCTGGCAGCAAGAGCGCCGGCAGATACAGATGCCTACTCTCTGGCTAGTGCTGTAGCTAATTCTGGTGCTGGATATTTGTATGAGGATATCAACGGCAAAATCTGTTATGCGGATGGCACACACAGATCTGCTTATATCGCTGTGCACGGGCTAACAACTATCAGAGCCGGTACCTCAGCTGCTAAGGGCTTGAAGATCAGCAAAAAAAGAGGGAATATACGTAACCAGATAGTACTGACATACGGCGCTGCCGGATTATCTAAGACCGTTGCTACAGATATGCACTCTGTGCATAGTTACGGGCTATCTGCGCAGCCGGTATCTACCACGCTGCTTAATCTTGCAGATGCAGATGCACAGGCAGCTTTCTACCTAGTTTTGCGCGCCTATCCAATGTATCTACTAGAGTCCGTTACTTTTGATTTAGAAAGTCCAGCGCTCTCTGATACAGCCAGAGATGCCCTATTAGGGGTATTTATGGGGATGCCTTTAGACCTTATAGATCTGCCGGCTA